ATTGGATTGTAACAAAATCTTTAGAATCAGGAGAGGCAGTACCGGATGAATGGAAACAATACAGGCAAGCTCTTAGAGACATCCCCTCACAACCTGACTTTCCAGATAGTATAGAATGGCCAACAAAACCAGAATGAGAACAAGGATAAATACAAAAAGTAATTTAGGATTTTAAAATATGGCAACAAGATATCCACTTGTAATTGATACAAGCGATGACAATAAGATTAAAGAACTTCCAAGTGGAGATAATTTAAATTTAAGCAATAATAATATTGTTAACGTTAATAACATATCTTCATTAGGAACTATTACAGCAGAATCAATTGCTTTGAACAGTACTACTTTTACTGTAAACGGAACTAATTTAGCTGCAGTGGCTATTAGTGGATCATATGATGACCTAACAGATAAGCCTACTTTGTTTTCGGGAGCATATGCTTCGTTAACTGGTGCTCCTAGTATACCTTCAAAAACCTTTGAGCTAGACGATGTTGCGGGAACGTACCCCTCTGAAGGACAAGTTTTAGTTTGGAATAACACTAACGAAAGATATGAACCAAAAAACTTTAGCGGAGCGGGTACAGTAGAATCTATTGATGATGTAGGGTTTTTAAATCTGCAAGGTAATCAAGTATTAAAATGGAATGGAAACGTTTGGACAAATTCTTACGTAAGTTGGGATCATATTGTTGACAGAGAAGAAGTTGTTGAGCAAGGTGGGGTATTAAGAGGAGACTTAATCGGATCTGTATTTGGAACAGATTCATCTATATTATTTGATGCTGATACAGGTAATCTCCAAGCTACTAGCATTAATAACGGGCCAACAAATGTTACATTAGGTAATCTGGCACAAAGCAGCTACTTAGAAATAAAAAATACATCTGATGAAATTAATTTCCGTGGAAATATTAATTTCATAGGATGTACAGTATCCGGTTTAAATGCGTCTGTAGGAGACCTTAATGTAAACGGGAATACAATACACTCCCAGGATAGTTCTGCAATTATTTTTGTACCTACTGTAGAGTTTTTAAGCGATTTAAATGTTTATAATAATATAACTGCAGATAATAACTTAATTGCAACAAAATTGACAGCAACAACAGCAACAATCAATGATTTACATATCACGGGTACATTAACAGGAGTTACTGTCGGAGGAGGAAGTAGTATTGGCAATTTAGAAATAATTGGAAATACGATAAACAGCAATGATAGTAGTGCAATAATATTTACACCGGCTGTTACTTTCAGTAGCGATGTTACAATAGAAAATGATCTTGTTGTTAATAATGATTTAATCGTAGTAGGAAATATAATAAGTCAAAATTCAGGAACTCCAGAAATTTTTTCAGATAATGAAATACTACTCACAGCAACTACCTCAGTACAAATTACTTCGAGTACTTTGCAACTTGCATCTTTTACTACTACAGAAAGAAATACATTATTACCTACTAATGGAGAAGTTATTTATAATACTACTGATAATAAATTTCAGGGCTACGCAAATGGTGTTTGGGTAGATTTACATTAAGGACAATATGGAAGAAAGATTCTATCAATTAGGTACATACACATTTGAACAATGGCAAGAAGTACACACTGAATTATGCAATGAGGGAAATAATAACGTAGGTACCATACCGGAAAGGTGTGTGAGTTGTGAAAATGATATTATACATAGCAAAACAAGAGGAACATATTCTCTTACCGAAGAAGAAGTGCTTTCATTAAAAAATGACCCACGAGTTAAATGGATTGAAATAGATAAAAATTATTATCCTGAGGAATATCAAATTCCTCCCGAGGAAATAGTAGCCACACCTCCACGATTAGTTAAAAGATTACAAACAAAAATAAAGCATTACAGATTATATCAAGGTGGAACAATAAATGAAGAAGCAGAATTAAACAGGACTGGATATCAACTTTTACGACCACTACAAAATAGAAGTAAGTATTTAGAAGAAAACAGACCTGCATCAGATGTAAGATCGTCATTTCCGTTAACATTTGCAACAGGTAAAGATGTAGACGTGATAGTAGCAGACGATGCTGTCTGGTTTGGGCATCCTGAATTTTGTAATAACACTATTAGCCAGCATACTGGTTTACCAGTAGAACTACCTACCGATTATGTAGGAGGAAATCCATTACCAGGAAATGGTTATTGTGATGTTTTAGATTTAATATTAGATAGTCCTTACTACTTAGATCCTGATTATTTTAATGCAAATCCAACAAAGTTAACAACAAGATTTGATGGAACTATTGTACCTACAGAACTTGCTGCCAGAGAGTGGTGGTCCGGTAACCGATCTGCAAAGTTTTCAAGTATAGGATCAATATTTGTAAGTGCTAATTATACACGGGCTCGAAGTAATGGAAGTAACACTGCTATATCTACTTATGGCCAACACGGTACAGCGGTAGCTTCATTGGCATATGGTAAGACAATGGGGTGGGCATATAATGCTAACAAATGGGGGTTTAATTTATTTAGTTTGGGTGGACCAATGCCAGAAAGAGGATTTGATATAGTGAAAACATTCCATCAATATAAACCAAAAAATCCTAATTGGAATAATACACGCAATCCTACAATAATGTGCAATAGTTGGGGATGGAGGAATGATTATAAACCCGGAGAATGGTATACTTTTAGAGGCGTACAAGACCAATGGGAAGCGAACCCGAATCCATCCCTTCCTAGAATTGAACCTCCTTTTGTTGCTCATTTGGGTTTGACCGGAGATAATGGAAGATGGAAATCAGAAATGTACGCAAACGCAATGACCACAGCACTAGACGAATTGTGCGATGCTGGCGTAATTTTTGTAGTTGCAGCTGGTAACTCTAATCAAAAACAAGTTTTACCAGGACATCCAGACTTTGATAATTTTATTGCGCTTAACCAATCGGACACACTTTATGACACTTCTTATTATGAATTCGGTGATCGTGTTACTGGCAGTACAAATCGCCCTGGGTTTCCACAACAAGCAGGATTTTATGATACTCCGGACGGTGGTAGGGTTTATAGATCTATCAATGTTGGTGCATTAGACGATTCTTTTAAAAATTTTACTTATAATGCAGCCAATGTCACAGGCGAAAGAAAAGTAAATTACAGTGATAGAGGAGAAGCAATAGATATTTATGCTCCTGCAGATCAGGTCTTTGCAGCAGATCATTCATATGGCGGGTTAGATAGAGCAGATACTTATCCGCAGTTAGCCGGCTATATTGTCCCTAAAGATTGTAGATTTGCTGGCACCAGTGCAGCTTGCCCAGTTGCCACAGGTTTTATTGCTGCTATTTTAGAGTTAAATAGAGACTGGGATATCCATAAGGTTAAACAATGGTGTAGAAGCCTGCCACCTGCTGCAGAAAACGAATTTTATAGAGGAGATGAATCCACCACACCTGATACTAATAATTGGTATGTATGGGAAAGTTTAGAAGGCGGAGTTCCTCGTGTTTTACATTTTGCAAACATACCTGCCAGATATAAAAAAGGTAGGAGAGAAGCCACAAGAGGCGGCTTAAAATTTAAAGGTAATATAGGATTTAGAATAAGGAAGTAAAATGGCAATCCAAACAATTAATATTGGTAATTTAGCTAACGACGGAACTGGTGACGATTTAAGAACTGCATTTATAAAAGTTAATAATAATTTTACTTCTCTTGATAATGATATTAATATTAACGAACTTGATGGTGAAAATATAGGATCAGGGTCAGGTATTTTTGCTCAAAAAACAGACAGAAACTTGCAATTTAAAACTTTGAATGCTGGCGCAAATATTTCATTAACTGAGTCGGGTACTAGTGTAGCAATAACTGCAAATGTTGGTGTAAAGCAACTATTATGTGTGAGTGACAATGGCACAATAGCTTTAGAAAGTAGCTTAAACCTTTTATATCTTCAAGGTGGAACAAATATAGGAACTGAAGTAATTAACAGTAAAATGTTTTTTAATGTCCTAGGTACTGATTTATTAAAATTAGATCCAGCTCCAACACTTAACGCAAATTTAAATGCCAATAGCAAAAATATAACTGGTGCTGAAATCATTTCATCAAACTCTTTCATAGGAGATTTAGAAGGGTTAGTTTACGGAGTAGATATTCGGGTGTTGAATAGAAATTTTGCAGGTTTTGATTTAGGAGGAATCACTCCTATTGCAGAAACTTTATTAGATTTTTTATTGTTATCCCAAGACATAGATATGGGTACATTTGCTAATCCATATGAAGTGAGTATTCAAGGCGGTACGTTTATATAAAGGATTTATGATATATGTCGTTAGTGAGTTTTTGGACAGAGCCAAACAATAAACAAATAGCAAATTTAGCTGAAAGAAGAACTGTCACACTACCTTTACCTATTAATTTAAATTTCCTATCTTTAGATAATTATAATGTAACTGTATCTCATATTAGTGGTGATTTACCTGCAGGCCTTAGATTAGAAAATGATAAACTGGTAGGTACTCCATATGAAGTTGTCCGAGATACAGAATATACATTTGTATTAAGAGCAACACAATATGGTGTCAACGTTGATAGAACCTACAAAATTTTAATTACTGGCCCTGATGATCCAATCTGGCTTACTGCTCCTGGATTATTGCCTGTTGGATCTAATCAAGCATTTTTTATTGTAGATAGTATACCGCTAGATTTTCAATTAGATGCATTTGATCCAGATTTAATAGCAGGAGACGAGCTAGAATTCTTTCTAGAAGCAGGAGAATTACCTCCTGGCATACAGCTAACTCCTGATGGAAGATTGGTAGGAATAGTTGAACCAATTCTTGCTTTAGAAAAAGCAGCAAGTTCAGGATACTACGATTCTAATAATTATAGTGGCTATCCGTATGATTTTAGTATACGTCCTGATAACGGATATGATAGCTTCTTTTATGATTCAGTAACTTTTGATAAAGCTTTACCTGCAAATCCTCCAAAAAAATTAAATCGATATTATGAATTTATGATAAGAATTAGCGACGGTGACGGTGAGGCAGAAAGAACATTCCAAATATATGTTGTAGGTGATGATTTTTTGGCTGCAGACAATACCATAATGCAAGTAGCTAATGGATTATTTACTGCAGATATAACTTACATAAGAGCTCCTATTTGGATTACACCAGCAAATTTAGGCTATAAAAGAGCTAATAATTTTGTTACAATTTTCTTAGATGTAATAGATCCTAATCCTTATACTGGCGTTATACAATACCAGCTACTACCTAATAATCCAGATAATACTCCTAGTGTGCTTCCTACCGGGTTACAGCTAGATGAATCAAACGGTGAAATAGCAGGAACTGTGCCTTATCAACCTGCGATTACACTAGAATTTAATTTTACTGTAAGAGCAAGAAGATTTGTTTTAAATTCCGAAGAAATAGAATTTAGAGATAAAACATTTAAACTTACATTATTAGGAGAAATTGATAGTGTACTTACTTGGACTACACCTAGTTATTTAGGCAATTTAGATAGTAACTATATTAGTGTATTAAAAATTTCTGCAACTTCAAATATTCCTAATTCTTATTTACTTTATACCCTAGAAAACGGATCTCTACCTCCTGGATTGCGACTTAATTTTGATGGAGAAATTATTGGATTTGTGAGGAGTTATAAAACTGAAACATTACCAGGTTTAACAACATTTGATTCAAATCAATTTAGGTTAGATTCTAATACAACAAGAATAGATAGAGAATTTAAATTTACAGCAAAAGTTAGAGACAATTTTGGATTCAGTGCAATTACTAGAGAATTTTCAATAACAGTAACTGATCCGAAAAATAAATTCTTTAGCAACGTTTACATGCAGCCTTTTTTATCAGAAGCTAAACGACTTGAATACCAAGGCATTGTTAGCAACAATAATATTATTGATTATAATTTTTTATACCGTCCTAATGATCCTGCCTTTGGTGTACAAGACACTATGCGAATGTTAGTTTATGCAGGTATTGAAACAAAAACTTTAGATTATTATATGTCAGCTATGGCAGTACATCATAAAAAGAAAAAATATAAATTAGGAGAAATAAAAACTGCTTTGGCAAAAACTCCAGGTACTAATGATGTAATTTACGAAGTTGTTTATATTGAAGTTATTGATCCAAATGAAAACAATAATGGCAAAACAAGAAAAAAAGTTAATATTAATACAAATAATGCAATAACAGTTGATAAAAGTAATTATGATATATCAAACGACAGTAGAGAATTTATAAATCCTACAAAGTTAGAAGTTACTACACGACAACAAGGCATCCAAAATTATTTATTTTTGCCAAACTTTGTTGTATCTACTAGAGAGTCTGAATATATAGTCTCTTTACCTGTAACAGTTATACTTAGAGACGGAAGTGAGGTAAGTACAGGTAGCGTGACCGTAGGATCATATGATCCTTTTAGGTTTAAACCAAGATTTGAAAATACTATGAAAGTAAGTTCAACATTTAATTTTGCAGATCAAACAAAAGAAAACGTAAAATACATTAGTAATATCAAAAATATGAGGGATCAAATACGATCAATTGGAGAAACTGAACGTAATTATCTTCCATTATGGATGAGATCTACCCAAGGAGCAAGTGTTGCAGAATTAGGATTTGTAAAAGCAATTCCTTTATGTTATTGTTTACCCGGTACGTCAGGAAATATTATTGCAGCATTAAATTTCAATAATATTGATTTTAAACAATTTTTATTCGAAGGCGACAGGTTCATTATAAACGGAACAGTTGGTGACTCTAATGAAAAGTATTTACTTTTTCATAACTATGCTCATAACATATAAAAACAATTAAATAATTTAGAATGGAGATTTTTTATGACCAGCTTAATTGATTCGAGTGCTATTGATGAATTATATCCTGTTGCAGGTGCAGATAATGATAGCCAAGGATTTAGAGATAATTTTAACGTAATTAAAAACAATTTTACAATTGCAGAAAGTGAAATTACAGACTTGCAAACTAATACTGCAAAGCTTAATGCAACAAATAACTTTGGTGGACAAATTATACAAAATGCAGTTTTGCAGGCTAATTCAGTTGAGGTATATAATTTAGGTAATCAAAGTGGTAGCATAGAATTTTCTTGGCTGTATGGTAACGTTCAAACACTCGTGCCAAACGGAGTTGCGTTATTTAACCTTACAAACTGGCCCGAAGTAGGAAAGTATGGAAAAATGACTGTAATTATAGCTGGACCAGCTACAGCAGATACACATTCTTTTACTTTTATTGCTGTTAATGGCAATTTTATTACAGAAGGGTCATTTGCAGTAGAAGGGTCTGTAACTCAGGGAGATAATAAAGTTTATGAATTTTGGACTATAACCGGAGGCGCAACTGTTTTTGCTAGATATTTAGGTAACTTTATATGAATATTTTTTTAGACATAACAAAATTAAAAGACGAGGAACTTTGGCATAACCGTGAGCAGTTAACTAAAAAATTTTTTATGTCTAAAAATCCATCATTGCAATTGCAATTACAAAATTACATAGACGCTATACAAGAAGAATTGAATCGACGAAAAGAAATTGCTGAAAATAAAGATGTTGACAATCTAATAAAAATAGTTTAATATGTTATGATGTTAAATTCAAAAGGTTATCCTGTTTTCGAAGGATCAGATATAATTTCGTTACTATATAATAATAAAACAGTTAAATTAAAAAATTTATTATTTTTATCTGACGATATTGATGTTCAAAAATACAACAAATTTGCACATGAATTTGATTTAACTAAACTATCTCTTTATGATAATAAAGATTCTAATTTAGATTCTATTTTACAAAACACTTGGCTAATGCCCAGTGAATATCAACATTTAGACATAGAACATTTATTATTAGCTAAATGTAATACAAAAACAGAATACGACAGAACATTTTTAGAACTATCTATTTTTAAAAAGAAACAAATGCTTAATTTATTAAGATTTTTACATTATCTTGTAAATACTGCTAAAGAAAATAAAATATTGATTGGCATAGGTAGAGGTTCTAGCGTTGCAAGTTTTTGCTTATTTTTGTTAGGAGTTCATAAAATAAATTCTATCAAATATGACCTCAATTTCAATGATTTTTTAAAGGATTAAAAATGCCAGCTAAACAACCAGGTAAAATTATACACACTTCGATGAGAGGTAAAGTTGTAGATTTAGATTTGTTAAGACAAAAAAACGAACTAGTTCCTGCTGTAGGAAATGCTAAAGTTAATGCCAGAGGTGATGAATTAGGTCCAGGCGGAAAAATAGTTCGAACGAGAGAACAAATTTTACAAGATTATTATGAAGAAGCCCAAGGCGCACCTGATGAAAAGACTTCAGGTAGACCAAAAATTACAGCAATTGACAAAGTTACCACCGAATCAAAAACTACTGAAAATGATGTAAATGAAACAGATAGCCAATGGATAGAAGACAATGAAGGAAATTTTGTACAAAAAAAATCTACAAGGTCAAAATCTAAATGAGAAGATTTTATGTAAAAAAAATTACAAAGAATACTTACATTGAAATAGATTTTTTAAAATCTTTTGCATCATTAAATTGGTTTCCAATACTTAATCATTCATTAGACGTAAAATTAAAAGGAGACCATAAAGGTTTTTATTGGTCTTTTTATCTTATTGGTTTTAAAATTTTTGAAATTAACATATATGATAAAAGACACGAAACGCACCATTATAACCCTGTTTTAGATTATTAAAGGAATTATGTACAACACAATTAAAGGTGACCTAAAGCCAATCAAAGATAAAGTTCTTGTAATAGACATGCATTTTGGTGAACAAGTAACGTTAGGCGGTATTATTATTAGAGACGACGACGGCACAGCACATGGCGTCCATCCTCGATGGGGTCGTGTATGGGCAAAAGGACCTACAAACGAAGAAGATTTTGAAGTAGGTGATTGGATTTTGATTGCACACGGACGATGGACACATGGTATTAAATTAGAAACCGAAAAAGGTGAAGTCACAGTGAGAATGGTTGATAATAAAGATATCTTAATGGCTAGCAAAGATAAACCTAATGATGTCATTATAGGAACAGAATGAGTCAAATTGATTTAAACAAATACAAAGAATTTGTATCAGCAGTTACATCAGCAGAAAGTAACGATACAAATGCTATGACAAAACGATTAAACAAAATTGAAACTGAAACTAACGTAAATATGGCACTACTATTAACAGGTGCTATTGGACTCTCATCGGAAGGAGGAGAATTTGCAGAAATTGTTAAAAAATGCTTATTCCAAGGCAAGCCACTTGACCAGGATACTAGGTTCCATATCAAACGAGAACTTGGTGATATACTTTGGTATTGGATTAAT